GGTGCTGGCACGCTGACTGCGACTGGTACAGTTGCTGGTATCTTGATCGACAAGGCGAGTGGCGCTGCCGATTGGCCGGTTGGTATCTCTGTGCTTAACAGCACTACGGCCATCAACATCGGTGCTTGTACGACTGGTGTTAATTTCTCCGGTATTTGTACTAAGAATATCACAATGGGCACTACTGGTGGTAGTGGGTCTACTACCGCACTAGGAACGCTTAGCTCCAGTTGGTATGGTGTTGAAATTAGTGTTTCTGCTAATTTAGCAGCGAACGAAGCGCACGCAATCCGTGCTGAAATTGAAACGACTGCTGGTACTGCCGGAAATATGATGGTAGCCAGATTTGATGCGTGCGCATCTCATAGTGTTAATACACTAAATGGTATCAACGCAACAGCGCAACTTCTGGGTAATGCTACTTTAGGTGGTAGAGTGGCTGCTGGTTACATCTCTTTGTATGGTGCTGGCAGTAAGACACTAACCAGAACCGATAATAGTATCTATGGTTTATTTGTTCAGCATTTGCTATACTCAGATCCCGGTGATGCACCAGGATCAGGCGACCCAGAACCAGGTGATAATTACAATGCAGCAATTGGCGTTTCGATGCCTGGGGCAACGTATTGTGACTATGGGCTAGTCCTGAAGGGGGAAACCAGCAACTTAACGGCTGTCCTTCTTATCGCTCCCATTGGCACTTCTGTATGGCCTTATGGAATCCTTTTTTCTGAAGGTACTCCTTCCTCTGGTGCTACTCCTTCTGTAACTACTGCGCTGCATTTCGATTCGAGTTGTAATTACACCAATTTTGCTGGCTGGGAAGCTGCGAGTGGTGCAATTTCAGTAGTTACTGCCGATGTCTCTGGAACAAGCACAACTCATGCGCTTAGAATTGATATCGCTGGTGTTGCACACTACATTCCTGTTTACAATACCACTAGCTGGTAGGATAATAAAATGGCAATTGTTTTGGGTTCTGGAACATCAAGGCCAGCATCTGTTGTTTATTACGATGGAGAAGAATTTCAGTTGTCTGCCGGGACGAGAATGCAGCTAAGGGACAACGAGACAGGAGAAATAGTTAATCGCTTAGATGAGATTGTTCCTGCTGGGAAAGTTTGGAATGTTTCAGTTTATGTTTCTGTTATTGAAACCGACGTGTAGTTTGAGTTTTACCCCGGCGGCGCGGAAACTTGTAATCTCCGGCCGCCGGGGCTTTATCACCCCCTTTTTACTAGGAGAAGAGAAATGTTACTTGGACAGATCTTTCAGAGTATTGCTGCGTGGCAGAAGCTTGCTGGCGTCAACATGAAGCCGAAGTTGGCACTCAAGATTCTTAGGTACACTAAACTTGTTCAGGCAGAACACGAGCACGCCGAGAAGATGCGTACTGCGTTGATCCATGAAGTCACCGGAACTAAGGACGGAGAAGAGGCAAGAATCGAGCCAGGCACGCCTGAGCTTTCGACTTTCGCCGAGAAGTTCAACGAGGTCATGCTGACGGAATCTACTCTCGATCAACTCGACATGGACTTCGAGGAAGTAGTGAATGCAGTCGACGAAAAGGATGAGTCGCTGGCAGTGAGCGATCTTGCGATGTTGGAGATGTTTTTCAAGTATAATGAGCCGGCCGACGAGAAAGCCGATGAATAGAAAGGGACACTGTGTCGAAAAAAAAGAGACTGAGGGTGCCCTTTCCATTAGGTGGGCTCGACCGGAAGGCCTCGTATAGGCAGCAAAAGCCATACACCACACCAGACTGCTCTAATGTCCGACCTGGTGGGACAATAGAAGGCAGGGATAGGGGCGGTTCCCGGCCCGGTCTTATGAAATCCCACCAGGATGACTTAGGGTCGAACATCAGGATGCTGGAGCCGATGGTTCTGGCACCTGGTGATTCGTTCACAGCGTGGTCGGATACGTTTGGTGGCACCGCGCTGAATGATGTTTGGACCCAGGCTTCATGGGCCACAGACACCCTGAGTATCCTGCCGTCCGCAATGGTCTCGATTGACACGAGTGTAGCTGACGGCGCTGTTGTGCGTGACACGCTCCCAATTGACGTGGCATCTGCGTACACAGCCGAGGCGCTTCTCATCCCGTGGGAGGGGGCATTCCACGGGACTTACGACATCTACATTCGCCTTGACGATACCACGCCGGCCTGGCAGACAGACGGTATACGTATCAGAGTCACGATGACTGGCTCCGGTGGAGTCTACACCGGGACCGCCACATCATATGTCGGGGGCGTTCTCGACGCCACTGCCGGCCTGACTGCCGGGGTTGCGACGATGACCGGCGGGACACTCGCAGGGTCCGTGGCGAGGCCAGTCTGGCTGGTCGCCCAGGTGACCACGGATACTGTTGTCGTCTTCTTGGATGGCACCCAGATAATGAGCCAGGCGTTCGACGGAGCGCAGAACGGGACAGGCGTCGGGCTGGGCATGGAATGTACGGTGGCCGGCGGGCTGAATCTCTGCAACGTCTTCCGCGTGCAATACTACTCTACCGGCTCCGTGGACTCACTCAGGACCCAACTTATCGCCTCCGCCGGCGGGAGTATCTACAAAGAGACTCGCTACGGCCGGATGACCGTGCTATCCACTTCTCTTACGGTTCGCGACGACGTGCCGCTGATTGGGGCAGAGCATGGGCAGTTACTCTATATTGCGGACTACGGTGACCTGCGGGCCACTGCCGACGACGGGGTCATCTCTGGCGCCACGCTCGATTCTGCAACCTACGCCGACTGGACAACGCTCGGGATACTCACTAATGACGACGTGTGTGTCATCTCAAACGGAACCGGGGCTGTAGCCGACCAGACATACAAGATACAGAGCGTTGCGGCCGGCGCTGTTACACTGACCGCATCACCTGGCGATGGGAACTGCTCCTTCCGCATCGAGCGAGCCCCTAAGGTCTACAATCCAGTAGGTGACACGCTTGCGATTATGACTGCTACCGCCGGGCAGGTACCTACAGGCAATCCGCTTGCATGTCGGTACCTGGGCCGGATCGTGCTGGCCGGCGCTGAGATTGCCCCGCACGTCTGGTACATGAGCAAGAACGAGGACCCGCTGGACTGGGACTACACCGACACCACCACGAGCAGGGCCGTAGCAGGCACGGCTGCCGATGCGGGGTTGCTGGGAGAGGCGATAACAGCCCTTGCACCACATAGCGACGACTACCTGGTTATAGGTTGCCGTAACTCTATCTGGAGGATGCGTGGTGACCCGGCATTCGGTGGGACCTTAGACGCACTAAGTCGGACGGTCGGTATCATTGGGCAAAAGGCCTGGTGCTTCGGCCCGGGAGGTGAGCTTGTCTTCCTCTCCTTGGATGGCATCTATATCCTTCCGGCCGGGGGCGAGTCTAAGCCAATCTCCATGTCGCGAGAATTGCTTCCCCAGGAGCTTCTTAATTTCAATCCTAACACAACTACAGTAGGGATGGCTTATGATGTTAATAGCAGGGGCGTACACATCTTCCTTACGCAGGTGTCCTCTGATACAAGGACCCACTGGTGGATGGACTGGGAGACTAAGACCTTCTGGCCCCTCACCGTCGCCACAAACTACGAGCCTACTGCAATCGCTGCCCTACAGGCAACCGCCATTGAGGACATGGGCGTCATACTTGGGGGAAGGGACGGGTATCTGCGGCGCTTCAGCGATCTAGCTGAGACTGACGACGGGACTGCCTTTACAACCTACGTGGACATCGGCCCAGTGCCGCTTGCTCCAGATGGGCAGTTCGGGGTACTCCGAGACATGGAGGCTGTCATAGGTGAGAATAGCGCCAATGTCTACTGGGAGGTATTTGCCGGCAAGACGTTTGAGGAAGTCGCCGGAGAGGACCTTACTTCAACTGATAACGAGTGGGTAGCTGGACTTAATGCTTATATTCGCACTGGCGGAAGAGGGCAGGCATTTAAGCTGAGAGTCACCGGCACCTCTGGCCGCAAGTGGGTATACGAGCAAGTTGTCGCTACAGCTCGCGAGGCCGGTAAGCGGAGAATCTCGTAGATGGTCCAGGAAAAAGAGAGGGAGACAAAGAGAGCTTATAACAAGGCTTATTACGGGGCTAATAGAGAAAGAGAAATTGCCCGTTCTATAGCTTACCAGGAAGCCAATAAAGAAAAAAAGATGGCCTATGATAAAGCCTATCGTGATTCACATAAAAAAGAGAGGATGGCTTACCGTAAAGCTTGGGGGGAAAGGAATAAAGAAAAATGCAGGAGGGATAAAAAAGTGCATAGCAGAAAGTATCATCTCAAGCGTAAGTATGGTATTGATCTTGAAGAGTATGAGCGAATGTTCAAGGCACAGAGTGGTAAGTGTTTAATTTGCAATAAGCGGGAACGAAAGAAGATGCTTTCTGTAGACCATGACCACAAAACGGCGAAGGTACGTGGGCTCCTATGCCATAAATGCAACACAGCGATTGGGTTATTGCATGACGATGTTGGTATGCTGTTGAGCGCAGTCAAGTACCTAAGAGAGTATGAGTAATGGCGAATCGCATTCCACATACTAACAGCCCGGTAGAGGTACGTCAAGCTTTCCAGCAGATAGTCTCTCAGTCTGACGTGATCACGGAAGGGACTACCGGACAGGTGCTTATAGGCCAAGGCGCTGGCGTTACACCAGTGTGGAGTACGGAGCTTACGTCGCTTACGAAGGTAACGGTCGATAATATCACTATCGACGGGGCAATTATCTCCAGTGACTCAGGTGCTATCTCATTCTCAAATGAGAATCTGACCACTACTGGGAATATAACGGGAGTCAATGTCACAAGCGGTGCGGACCCAGGGCACACGCACACCGGGGC